GATTACAGTGGGCGCAGGTACTGCTGACACATGGCTCAAGGTCTACGGCTACGCACAGGCCTATGCGTGTGCTAACTTGACCAGCACGGTTTACCTGACAAGTACAGATGGTCTGACGTTCTCATTGCCGCTCACATACAAGTTGTCTTGGCCTGGCATGGGTTCTGACGGTACGCTGGCGGGTGGTTGGTTGTTGCTTGCAGCTACCGGTACACACACCTACAAGCTGTCAGGAACAAAGATTGAGTTCCAGACCGCTGGCAGCTACACCATGTCAGCCTCGACGTTCTCCGGTACGGTTGAACTGGTGAACACATCAGGCGGTGCGGTGACGGTTTACTTGCCATCGGGGACAAGCTACACCAACACAGGCCCAAGCATCACGGTATCTACTCCCATCATCCAGCAATCTGTCACTCTGACAGGCGTTGTCGCTGGTTCACGGGTGCAGATATACGACACGACAAACAGCATTGAGTTGTTTAACGGCACGTCAGGTTACTCATGGACTGACAGCGTTGCGGCAGTGGCTCCAAGGGATATTCGGGTGCGTATCGCGTACCAAAGCGGGACTACTGCCTACAACTTTGTAGAGGCGAATATCGGTACTTGCGGGACAACATCCCCAAGCAATGCCGTGACGTACCTTGCAAGCCAAACGCTGGACACTGTTTACAACGCCAACGGGCTGGATGGGTCTGCTGTATCAGGCATCACGATCTCTGACGGTATCGACAGGATGGTGATTAACATCGGCGGCGGCTCGGTTAGCTGGCCTCAGATTTACGCCTACAACGTCTATTGGCTGACAACCAGCGCGGGCATTGTGGATGACGGTTCCATCATCGTTGCTCGGGACACTGCCAACTACAGCGTGTCCTTGTTCAAGATTAGGAATAGCAGCGTAACACCTCTGAGCATCACAGGCGGCTATGGCACTGATTCATCGACAGGCACGGTGGCTCCGCTGATTGACACGGCAGGCTCGACAGGGAACATTTACCAGACACCTGACCACGTTGTTGCCTATCAGACCACAGGGACGTATGCCATCACTGGCGACATTGCCACGGTGCTGACTGCGGTGGGTAACGTGCCAACCGGTGTTCGTACAGAACTCACCACCGAACTGGCTCGCATCGATGTGGCTGTCAGCGAAAGCACAGGGCCAACAGCGGCTGAGATTGCGACAGCAGTGTTGTCTGCCATGAACACCACTCCGCCTGCTGTGAATATCCAACAGGTCAACGGGTACACAGTTGATGGTAATGGTCAACCTGGCACAGAGTGGGGTCCGGTGTGACCTCCTTCGCAGGATGGCTGAGTTCGTGGGGTGTCAGTTGGGGTGGTTCCGCACCTGTCACCACTCGCCTGAAATATTGGGACGGTTCTACCTGGCAACCGAAAACATTACAATACTTCGACGGTAGCCTGTGGACAACTAAGACATTGAAAGCCTGGAACGGAAGCACATGGATTTGAACTTACAGCGGTACTATGAAGCACGACTGGACATGATGAGTTCTACCGCATGGAAAGAACTCATGGAAGATGTGCAGGCTATGCTAAATGCGACCAATACTTTATCTGGTGCGACACCGGAAAACCTCGGCTTCAAACAAGGTGAGGTATCGATCATGCGCTGGCTGTTGGCCTTGGCTGACACCAGTGAGAAGGCTTACGAACAACTCAAGGAAGAAGATGCGAACATTACGTGATTTCCAATGTGACAAATGTGATCATGTTGTGGAGAAGTTGGTAGAAGTGGGGATCAAGTCCACAGTCTGCCCCAAGTGTGGTCATACCGCGCACGAACAGATGGGTATGCCTACGGTACGCCTTGAAGGAATCACTGGTTCATTCCCTGGTGCTGCCGACAAGTGGGCACGAATTCGTGAAGATAATGCACGAATTAAAGCAGCACGATCTTGACTTATCCACAGGTTGTGCTATAAATCCAATAAGTGCTGTGGATAACTCCAGTAGGAACCCGCAGTTTGTTTTAACCGAGAACCCATTAGGGCCGGAGTGTGAAAATGGCTGAAATTCAGGACATGGATGATGAAGTTGGTGAACTTGAGGCTGTAGTACAGCAGCAGGTTGAAGTTAAGACTGCCCCAGAACTTCCCGAGAAATATCGCGGGAAAAGCATCGAAGATGTAGTAAAAATGCATCGTGATGCTGAAGAACTGATTGCCCGTCAAGGGCGAGAGGTTGGGGAAGTCCGAAAGCTGGCTGATGAACTCATCAAGTCACAACTGACACCGAAAGCCGAAGTAGAGAAGCCGAAAGAAGTAGACTTCTTTGAGAATCCCCAAGAGGCGATTCGGCAGCAGATTGAGAACAATCCGCGTGTACTGGCAGCAGAGCAATATGCGAAGCAGGTACAAGCAGAGCAGTCGAAGCAACGACTGGCGCAGATGCACCCTGACGTTTCCCAAATCATCGGGGATGAGGGATTTCAGGCTTGGGTAAAAGCAAGCAAGGTCCGTACGCAACTGTTCCAGCAAGCTGACAACTACGATCTCGATGCCGCTGACGAGTTGATCTCGACCTACAAAGAGCTACGCAGTGTGCGTCAGAAGCAAGTCGAAGCTGTGGATAACTCCGCGCGTGACAAGACTCTGAAGGCCGTTGCTGTGGACACTGGTGGGTCTGGTGAGAGTTCACAGAAGATATTTCGTAGGGCTGATCTCATCCGTCTGAAAATGAGTGACCCAGTGAAGTACGAGGAACGTATGCCTGAAATTATGGAAGCGTACCGTACGGGTCGTGTTAAATAAACTGTTTTAGGAGTTAATCATGCCTTTGGGTTCCAATCACGTTACTACTACCACATCCGACAAGTTCATTCCCGAACTCTGGTCTGATGAGGTCATCGCCTCGTACAAGTCGAAACTTGTTCTGGGTAACCTCGTCACCCCCATTTCCTTCAAAGGAAAAAAGGGCGACACATTGCACATTCCGGCCCCTGGTCGCGGTGAAGCATCGGTTAAAGCAGCCAACACCCAAGTGACTCTGGTTGCTGACACTGCTACCGAAGTGACCGTCCTCATCGACAAGCACTATGAGTACAGCAAGCTGTACGAAGATATTGCTGAGATGCAGGCTCTGTCGTCCATGCGTAAGTTCTATACCGATGACGCTGGTTTCGCTTTGGCGAAGCAAGTTGACCGTCACCTGCACATGCTGGGTGCCACGTTCAATGGCGGCTCCATCGCTGGTGCTACCAACTTGTACGAAAAGGCCGTTATCGGCGGCAACGGCAGCACCCTGTTCTCCGGTGCAACACCTGGTAACGGTACTGCTCTGACCGACGCTGCGATTCGCCAAGTCATTCAGACTATGGAAGATCAGGACATTGACGGTTCCGAGTTGAAGTTTGTGATGCCTCCAGTGGAAGCCAACATCCTGCGCGGTATCGCTCGTTTCACCGAGCAAGCCTTCAAGGGCTCTGGTGACACGATCTCTACTGGTCGTCTGGGCAACCTGTACGGCATGGAAATCTACACTTCCACCAACTGCCCTTGGATTCACGTCAACAGCGTGACCTCCACTCAGTCCGTGACATTCTCGTCTGCTGCTCCTACAGGTGGTGCATTCGTTGATGCGTTCGGTCTGACAGTTGACTGGTCCACCAGCACTCCTACTGACACCAAGTACCGTGCTTGCATGGTCTTGCACAAGGACGCTATGGCCCTGGCTACTCAGCAGTCCGTGCGTTCACAGTCTCAGTACAAGCAGGAGTACCTTGGTACTCTGGTGACTTCTGACACCGTGTACGGCGTGAAAGAACTGCGTGACCTGTCTGCCTTGGCAGTGATCGTTCCGGCCTAATGAACTAGGGGTGGTGTAACAACCACCCCGTCTTAAAAAGGATCAATCATGGCAACCGTGCAACAAGGCAATAAACAGCTTCAGGGCGTGTTTAACGAGATGTGGGTAGTTACTGAGACCGTCAACTTCGGTGCAGCAGCTACTGGTTCCGGTACTTTCGCGTCCGTCGATGTGACCGTTCCCAATGTCGCTATCGGTGACATTGTGATGGGTGTGTCTATGGGTGTGGATACTGTGGACGCTGTAGTGGCCGGCGCAGTCACCGCAGCTAACGTGGTCACGCTGACTCTGTTGAACAACACCGCTGGCGCTGTCGATTTGGCATCCACCACCTGCAAGTTCATTGTGGGTCGTCCTAGCTGGTAATCTGAACAACCCCACTTCGGTGGGGTTTCTTTTATGAACAAAGTTACTTTTCGGTGCGTACGTTCTGGCAATACGGTGTCTTTCTCCAATGAGAACGACATTGCGGCAATGCGTATCCATCAGAGTTATGTAGAGGTCAAAGATGCTCAAACCGCAGAAACCGTCCAAGTCCAAGCGAACAAAACGCCCAGCAAAGAAGTGCTGAAGATCAAACGCAGGGCTGAGATGCCAGCGTTTCTAGAGGGATAAATCATGGGTATGATGGATCAGATGCCTCCTGTCGAGCAGCCAAGTGCGCCAGCAGAGTCAGGCATGATGGGTGGTCAACAGCCCACACAAGGACAAGACCCTGGCTACAACGGTGTTGTAGACGTAAACGGTCAACAGGTTGAAGTGCGTAACGGTGCTGCCATGTTTGAGGGTAAACCCTACTTCATCGTTGCCGATGGCAGCGTGGTCGTCGGTGAGCAGCACAACCTGGTCGGTCAGGTCAAGAACGGAAAGTTCATGCCACCGGACGAGGCGCAACTGGCGATGCTGAAACAAAAGGGTGCTATTCAGGGGCAATGATGGACTTACGAGCCATCGCCTTTACGAATTTTCAGAAGAATTATCAAGGTAGGTCGTTCGGCGTTGAATACGCTTACGACTTCCTGGACAAGTACCAAGGTCCGTTGTTCTCCACGGACTATGTACTGATACGGTACGAGCAAGTGGACAATGACACCATAGAGTTCCACTGCATGAATGCGGGCAGCGGTAAAGATTTGACCGAAGCCATCAATGAATTGCTACAATCACTAGCAACGCGATATACAAGGGCCGTTACTTACTACGATAACCCGAAAATCAATGATTTAGTGCCGTACTCATATTTCCCGACTTCCGTCAAAAAGATTGACGATGGGATAGATAGGACATACGAAATGCGCTTTGATTTAAGGGGTAGATAATGGGTTTCCTTGCTGATCCGGTCAAGTCGGTATCCGACACAATCAGTCATGTCGGAGAAGTGATATCCAGCAGTCCGATAGCGCAGGGTGTCATCACTATCGGTGGTGCTGCTCTCGGTATCCCTCCATCCATTACAGCAGCCGTACTAGGTGCTAATCAGGCATCGCAGACCGGCAATATCGGGGCAGGGTTGCTCACGGGCGGTCTATCCTATCTCGGCGGTAACGCCATCAACTCAGCAGGCGGTGTCGGTTCCATGTGGGACCAGTATGCACCATCATGGGCCGGTGGTGGGACGACCACAGGTGCTGCGGGTATGGGTGGCGGTACAGGTCTGACCCTGGGTGGTGGCGGCACCGGATTAACTCTCGGTGGTAGCGGTACAGCCGCAGCAGGCATGGGTGGTGGTACAGGTGTCCTTGGTACATTGGGTGGTACTGCGGCGGCAGGAGCCTCAACAGGACTCGGTAGCCTGTGGAACGCAGCCACATCCTCACCCAATTTGCTGGGTGCTGCCATGCAATTGGGCGGTTCTTATCTCAGCGGTAATGCTGCCAACGATGCAGCAGCTACTCAGGCACAGGCACAGATTCAGGCGGCACGTATTGCTGCTGATGCTGCCAAATTCCGACCAGTGGGCGTTACCACCAACTTCGGCGCATCCAAGTTCGGCTATGACGCGAACGGCAACTTGGTCAGCGCAGGGTACGGACTGAACCCCCTGCTGCAAGGTCAGCAGAATCAGTTGATGGGTGCCTCTCAGGGGATGCTCAACCAGTTCACGGGCTCACAGGCTGCTACTGCACCAATGGGTGATGCTGCAAGTCGCATGATGGCACTGGGTAATCAGTACCTCGCTACGGACCCACAGGCTCAAGCAGCCAAGTATTTGTCTGAGCAGCAGGGTCTACTGGCCCCTGGACGAGCGGCAACGCTGGCTGACCTCCAAGCGCAGATGCAGGCGCAGGGTCGTGGTGGGTTCGCCATCGGCGGTGGAGTAAATGGTCAGGGTGCTGCTAACCCACAGATGCAGGCACTGTTCAACGCACAGCTTCAGCAGGACGCACAACTCGCAGCCAACGCCACCCAGGGCGGCATGGATTACGCTAAGTTTGGGTCAGGCATGGTCGGCTCCGGTGGTGATATGCTGCGCGGAATGTACGGCACTCAGACAGCAGCTTACGATCCTTACAAGACGGCTCTCGGTGGTGCACAGACCATTGAGGGTATGGGTCAGAACGCGCTCGACATGGGTATCAACTTGGGTGCGAAAGGTACTGCCGCTAACGCAGCAAGTGGTCAACTGTTGGCAAGTGGCATGACAAATGCTGCAAACACTGTCGGTCAGACAGCGCAGCAAGTGGGTAGCCCGTGGGGTAATATGCTCACAGGCGCTGGCAACTCCATGCAGAATTACCAGAACCAGCAGATGCAACAGCAGTATCTGCAATCACTTTGGGGTAAATAATGGCTACCACTATGGACGGTCTGTTCGGACCATCACCCTACGAGATTCAGCAGCAACGCTTCGGCGCACAGGACGAACTTGCCACAAAGATGGCGCAGATGAACGCTGCCCAACGGAGCGTTTACGGTGCCGTCAAAGGCGGTGGGATGCTAGGTGGTATAGGTGCAGAGGCGATGGGTTTTGTGGACCCCGCAGTAGCCAACGCGCAGCGCACTGAAACCATCATGGGTCAGGGCGATACCGATCTCAGTTCCTCCGCTGGCCTGCTGGCTAAAGCAGAGCAGTTCCGCAAGGCCGGTGATCTACGTACAGCCACTGTACTGGCGCTCAAAGGTAACGAACTGAAGAAGCAGGAAGATGCTGCTGCACTGGCTTCTCGGAAACAAGATTTCCAAGAGCAAGGACTGTACGATCTAAAGTTGCAACAACTGGAAGATAAGCGTGATAGGGATCGTCGTGATGCTGAAAACACTAAGTTGTCGATAAAGCAACGCGATGCTGCGTCTAAACGCGCTGATGCTACTGATCGGTACATAGCAGGTTTGATGGCTGAGATGAAGCGACTCGGTATCGAAGCCAAATCTGCTTCTAGTGGTAGTGCAAAACCGTTGACACCGGCACAGCAGTCAAAACTTGACAAGACCAAGGCTGAATCTTCTGCTGCCATTCGTGCACAAGATTCCGAAATCGTATCTCTCGGTGGTGACATTGACAAAGCAATTGCAAATCCGAACCTTTCTAAAGCCACTGGGGTCAGTTCTAAGTTCTGGTCACTCCCTGGCGGTGAGGCCAGTAAAGTTGAGGGTGACCTTGATTCCATCGCAAACCGACTCAAAGCACAAGGCTTGAAAGTTTTGCGCGAGGGCGGTGGAATTGGTGCAATCACTGAAAAAGAGTGGGATATTTTGGCTAACCAGGTTGCCAATATTGACCGAACCCGCGGAACTGAATACGTCAAAGGTGAGTTGGAAAAGGTTAAGTTGCGCATGAATGAGATGAAGCGCAATGCAGCACAGCGCCACTACGAACAGTTCGGTGAGGAATATTCTGGGTCTAGGGATGCGCAACCTACTCCCACCACGCCCGCTGCTGCAAGTGGAAACCGTAAGTTCAAAGTTCTCGGTAAGGAGTAACC